AAAGATGCCAGCCGCCATGAGAAGATCCTTAACATTGGGGACACATGGCACAACCCACCATTATTGCCACACCAGCTAATCTGCTTAACAGCAGGTGTGATCTTGGAAGTCTCAACTGCTGACTCCGTGGAGGATAACTACAGAGTCGAAACAGGAGACAGCCAATGCGCATCCTAGTTGTTGGCGATGGCTGTATCGACGAGTACCGCTATGGCGAGATACGCAGGGTTAATCCTGAGTCTACCGCGCCCCTCTTAAACTTTGAGGACAGCGAAGAAAAACTAGGCATGGCGTTCAATGTCGCCAAGAACCTACAAGCGTTTGGCGCTGAAGTCACCCTGTGCGTTAGCGACGAAATATCCCGCAAGATTAGATACATTGACCGCAGGACTGGTGAACACCTATTGAGGGTTGATCAGGATGTGGAGGCTAAGCCCTACGACTTTGGCGTGCCCACGGAAGGGTTTGATGCCATTGTGATCTCTGACTACAACAAGGGGCATGTGCTTACTGAGACTATTTTGCAGTTGCGCCAGCAGTTTGAGGGGCCAATCTACATGGACACCAAAAAGCGCAACTTGGCAGACTTTCCTGACATTTACATCAAGATCAACCAACGCGAACTGTACGACTCTACCTCATTGCCTGATTCAGAATATCTGATAGTCACCTATGGCGCTAAGGGCTGTGGATACAAGGACAAGCTATATCCTGCCAAGCCTATTGAGGTGGTTGATGTTTGTGGGGCTGGTGATGTGTTTCTTGCCGCGATGGTGGTCAAGCACCTAGAGACTGGCGACATGGGCATAGCTTTGCCGTTTGCTAACGAAAAAGCGGCAATATCTTGCCAGAGCTTAGGGACTGTATGCGTATCTTGATAACTGGTTACAAGGGGTTTATTGGTCAGAACATGGTCAAGGCGCTGTCCAATCACGACCTAGACCTTTGTGATTGGGGCGACGATTATTCCCTCTACGGCATAGACAGGGTTATTCACCTCGGCGCTATATCGGACACTAGATGTCAGGACTGGTCAGCTTTGCGTAAGCAGAACTTCTCGTTCTCAGTGACTTTAATGGAGCGTTGCCAGAAGTATGGCATCCCAATTCAGATTGCGTCCTCTGCATCGGTCTATGGCCCCCACAACACGACATTTTGCGAGACTGACCCAGTAGCACCAGCTAACCTTTACGCTGAGTCTAAGGCGCTTGTTGAGAATTACTTCCACAATATGCGCCCTGAGTCGACTGTGCAGATATTCAGGTACTTCAATGTGTATGGCCCCCACGAGGATCACAAGGGCGATCAGGCTTCACCCTTCCACAAGTTCCGTGAACAGGCTAAAACTGGAACTATCAAGATATTTGAGGGAAGTTCTGAGTTTAGGAGAGACTTTATCCATGTGGATCAAGTCATTGATGTGCACAAGAAGTTCTTTAAGATTCAAAAATCTGGTATTTGGAATGTAGGCACTGGAAATATATTGTCATTTGAGGATGTTGCACACTTGGCAAGTGCTGAATTTCCAGCGAAAATAGAGACAATCCCGATGCCCAAAGATTTAACTGGGTATCAAAAATTCACCAAGGCTGACATGCGTAAATTACAGGCAACCTTGAATGAAAGAATGGGCTGAAGCAATCATCGCGGCGGCGTTCGTAACCATCTTTATTGCATGGGGTATTTTTACCCTCTTATGGATATGGCAATGACCAATGCGCTGGATTGTTCTGTTACTTTTATTGGGGCTAGTTGGAGCCGTAGCCAAGAGCGGATGCCATGTGCGCGAGTTCTATGGGATAGCTTACACAGTTCACGACCCTACTCAGCGTCACAAAGAAATGCTGGCTTGGCTAGACCAAAATGCAGGTCATTGCAAGTCAACAGAATACATGGTTATCTGGAACAACCTGAGCGAGTGGGCAGGCACAGCCGACTCCACATGGCTTAGGAATAAAGTTGTTCATGGATACAAAGATGCACTTGAACGGGAAAAGAAATGATCCCGCCCCTATACAAATGGCATCCCATGGTTCAGCCGGGAGGCGAGCCAACCCGAACAGATGCGCTTGAACGCAGGGCTGAAAAGCTAACTGAAGACTACAAGCAAGCGCTGAAGATGAAGAAGGTGGATGAGAAAATTGATGATCTTGAGTTTTCGTTGTATGTAAAGAAGGCAGAACGCAACCAACTGGCTCTTGAGATTTTTACCAACCGTAAGCTGGATATTTATGTATGACCAGAAAGCCGATACCCAGACCATTGAAGAAAGTGTCAATGGACACCAAAGACAAGTTAACCCTGTGGGTCACGCTGATGGTCAGCACAACCCTGTGCATCTCTGTTTTGGCTATGGTAATCAGCTTTATGCTTGGCCTTTGGGCCAAAGAAGTGGACAACGCAGAGATCTTCAAGATGATTTCACCCGCTTTTTCTACTCTTATCGGAGGCATGATTGGGTTCCTGTCTGGTATCAAACTCATGCAAAATGACGACAAATCTAAATCTTGTAAGGACTAAACATGTTTGAAGTATTAAGTGGTGGTTTATTAGGCTCCATCTTTGGTGGAATTTTCCGCATGGCTCCAGAGGTTCTGAAGTGGCTTGACAAGAAAAACGAGCGCCAGCATGAATTAAACATGTTTAAGTTTCAGTGCGACTTAGAAGCTCAGCGCGGTCAGCAAAAACTAGCTGAAATTGGCGCACAGCGTGAAGCCGCCATTGATGTAGGTGTCATGGATGCCTTCAACAACGCCATTACACAGCAAGCTGAGATGGTCAAAGCCGCAGGTGGATGGGTAGCCAGCCTGTCAGCTTCTGTTCGTCCTATGGTCACATACTGGGTTTTGTTTGTCTGGAGCTTTATTCATGTCTGGTTTGCTTACAACGCATGGTTAGCTGGTGCTCCTTCCGTGGAAGTGTTCAAAACCATGATGACCCCTGATTTTTCAGCCCTGCTGTCTGGAACCATCAATTATTGGTTTCTTGACCGTACTTTGGCTAAGCGTGGAATATGAACCTAGAACTAGCCGCCGCGCTATGTCGTCAATTCGAGGGCTATCGGGCTAAGCCGTACCTATGTCCAGCCAATGTTGCCACGATTGGCTACGGCTCTACCTACTACGCTGATGGAAAAAAGGTAACCTTGGAAGACCCTCCAATGGACGAGCCAGCGGCTAGGGCGCTGTTGATGTTTGAGTTGGAGCACACTTATCTTCCCGCCGTTTTGCGAAATTGCCCTATCTTGGCTACCAACGAGCGCAAATGCAACGCTATTGTTGATTTTTGCTACAACCTCGGGGTTGGCAGGCTTCAAACTTCCACCCTAAAGCGTAAGATTAACGCTCAGGATTGGGAAGAAGCCAAAGAACAATTGAAGCTCTGGAACAAAGGTGGGGGTAAAGTTCTGGCTGGATTAAAAAAACGCAGAGATGCGGAATGTTTACTTCTCTAACACAAGTTGCCTTGAACTACCTTTCAAGAGTATAATTTTTCTCAGGCGCATGCTGTATCAGCGGCTAATACTATTGGAGTATTTATGAGCTATACCATGACCTACGACAGTCTGCTCGTAGATGTGCGCCGTTATCTTGAGCGTGGATTCACCCAAGAAAGCGACCAGATCGTCTACGACCAACTGCCTCGGTTAATCACATTGGGCGAACGCAGAATTGCGCGAGAGCTTAAAATTATGGGGTTCATCCGAGCGGTGAGTACCCCTTTATCCGTTGGCGTGGCTGTCTATTTGAAGCCTGACCGATGGCGCGATACGATCAGCATGACTGTCAATGGATCGCCTATCTTTTCTAGAGCATACGAGTATTGCCGCAGTTACTGGCCTAACGAAGCCCAGACCGCCGCCCCTCAGTTCTATGCTGACTACGATTACCAAAACTGGTTGATCACCCCAACACCTTCTACGGTGCAGACTCTTGAAGTTCTGTACTACGAGCAACCCGCCCTTTTGGGTGATGACCTACAAACCAACTGGCTTACTGAATACGCCCCTGATGTGTTGCTTTATGCGACCTTGCTAGAGGCAACACCGTTTCTTAAAAAGGACGAGCGCATTCAGACTTGGCAAGCCATGTATGACCGTGCGGCGCAGGCGCTCAATGGCGAAGACTTGAAGCGCATCATGGATCGCACAGCAACTAGGAGTGAAGCGTAATGCCTATCTATACAGATGTCTTTGGTGGAGCAAACATCTACCCAAGCGAGATTAGTTACAGCGCCATCACGCTGACAACTACGGATGTGACGCTAAGTTGGCCCGAGGAAACCTCGACTAACACTAACCTAGCAACCCGCATCATTGATGTGACAGCCTCCACAGCAGGGCGGTCAATCTTCTTACCAGATGCAAAAAAGAGTGGTGTAGGCAATACCATCCTGTTTAACAACCAAGGTGCTCAAACTTTTATAGTTAAGAATGCTGGCGGTACGCAAGTTGCGTCGATTGCCGCTGGAACGGTCTATCAGATTTATTTGACAGACAACACCACTACAAATGGTTTGTGGGAAACGCTTCAGTTTGGCGCTACGGTATCTGAGGCTAACGCTTCTGCACTGGCTGGCACTGGCATTGTGGCTGTAGGTACATTGTTGTCTCAGTCAGTTCCTATTACACAGTTCAACACAAACTACACCGCAGGCAATTCAGATCGCGCCAAGATGTATTTGTGGACTGGTACAGGCTCAGGAACTTTGACACTGCCAAGCGCGGCTACAGTAGGCAACAACTGGTTCATGTACTTGCGCAACTCAGGTGGTGGTCAAGTTGTACTTACACCCTCTGGTGTAAACACAATTGACGGATTGGCAACAAAATCTTACCAGCCTACTGAGTCGTCTGTGATCATCAGTGATGGCACAAACTTCTACACGCTAGGGTTTGGTCAGGCATCTGTCTTTGTGTTTGACTACACAGTGATCAGCATTGCTGGCACTGGAACCTACACCCTGACTGGCTCAGAGTTAAACCGTATTGTTTACAAGTTTACAGGTTTGCTAACTGGGAACCGTATTGTGGTTGTGCCTGCTACTGTTCAGCAGTATTGGATTGACAATGCCACGACAGGTGCTTACACACTGACTGTTAAGACTTCTGCTGGAACTGGTCTTGCTGTTGGTCAAGGCACACGAGGCATCTATTACTGCGATGGCAGTGATGTGGTTGATGCTGATACAACAACAGCAAGTTACCCAATCACAATTGCACAAGGTGGCACAGGAGCTACTACAGCAGGTGGTGCTCTGATTAACCTTGGCGGTACTTCAGTTGGAATTTCTGTTTTTACAGCGGCTACCCAACAAGCGGCTTGGACTGCATTGGGTGTTGCCCCTGCTGGTGTTGTCAATGGTGGGACTTACTGATGCCAGAATCCACCCTAGTCCTAAAATCTCTTGCTGGTATTAAGCGAGATGGTACTAAGTTTGACGGTGATTTTTACACTGACGGACAATGGGTCAGGTTTCAGCGCGGCTTGCCTAGAAAAATTCTTGGCTATCGCTCGATCAATAAATACCTAACTGAAATCTCTCGAGGTTTTAATAGTTTTACACAGCAAAGTATTCAATATTGCCATTCAGCAGGTGCGTCAACTGTTGAGAGGTTTACGATTGATGCAACTAAAAACAGTTCAGTTATCAGTAACCGAACCCCCACAGGTGTCGCGGCTACTGGCAGGGTTACATTGACAGGTGGTGGGGCTGGCTCAGTTAACAGCATCACAGTTAATGGCGTGACCATCACATCAGGTTCTGTTGCGTTCACGACTGATTTGCCTACAACTGCAACTGCTGTCGCGGCAAACATCAACGCCTATACATCAACGCCAAACTACAGCGCTGTAGCTGTTGGAGCGGTGATCACCATTACAGCTTCGACTGTTGGTCAGGCTACTAACGGGTTTGTGGTGGTGGCTAACACAACAATAATCACAACCACGGTCGCTAACATGTCTGGTGGTTTAGATGCTTTGGTTAGTTCTACTTACAACCAGTGGATGTTTCAGACAGCGTATGACGCATCAACAACTGCTAACTCCATCATTGCGCATGTGGCTCCTAATTTGCAGTGTGTATGTAACGATACTGGCGGTCAGATTTTCTATGGCAATGTTTTAGGTACTGCACCACTGGTTGAGATTCCACTGCCCGCTGGTGCAAACACCACTGGCATTGTGATGTTGTTTCCCTACCTGTTTTACTATGGCACAGCAGGAATTGTTGGTTGGTCTGTTGCTGGTAGTTTTACTGATCTAAGTGGATTAGGCTCAGGAATAGCGCGTGTATGGGGTCAAAAGATTATCAAGGGCATGCCACTGCGTGCAGGCTCAGGCTCAGCGCCAGCAGGTCTTTTCTGGGCTTATGACGCTGTTATCCGTGCGACCTTTACAGGTGGCACGACAGTATTCCAGTTTGACACGATTGCCACAGACACTTCCATCATGTCGCCTGATTGCGTGGTGGACTACGATGGTGTGTTCTTTTGGTGTGGTGTTGACCGCTTCTTGATGTTCAATGGTGTGGTGCGTGAAGTGCCTAACCAGATGAACTTGAATTACTTCTTTGACAATGTAAACCCAGCCCATCGCGCTAAAGTGTTTGCATTTAAAGTTCCTCACTTTGGTGAAATTTGGTGGTGCTATCCAAGAGGTGACGCAACTGAATGCACGCACGCCATTATTTACAATGTGCGCGAGAACTCTTGGTATGACACAGAACTTCCTGCATCTGGTCGCGCATCTGGTGGATACAACAATGGTTTTGCCGCACCTTTGCTGACAGATTGCATTCCCACAACCAGTGGTTATCGTGTGTGGATTCACGAGCAAGGTGTTGACGCTGTTGAGGGTCAATCAACATTGCCCATTCAGTCCTACTTTGAGACAGCAGACTTGTCCTCGTTGCCACAGGGCAAAAACGAGTATTTGCGGATCACAGAGATTGAGCCTGACTTTATCCAGAGCGGCCCTATGACCGTGCAAGTTACAGGTCGCGCTAACGCTCGTGCGCCTGAAATTTACAGCAGTGTGTTTTCATTCCCTGAGACAGCGTCCGAGCCTTATCAACAGATTGTGATGCTTAAAGAACAGCGCCGCGAATTGCGTATTCGCTTTGAGTCTAATGCTGTAGGTGGTGACTATCAAATGGGTCAGATCATTGGACACATTGATTCTGGCGACAGGACGGTGCTTGGATGACCACAATTACTCGCCCCTCTTACATGACGCTCCATGACTGGGCTGACCAGATTGCGCTCGATTTGGACAGCTATGGAGCGCTTAGTCGTCTTGATGGTGACGACTGGCAGAACTGGGCTATGCAGTTTTTAAACAATACATCGCTAGGCAGAAACTTTCCCTTGCCTTACGATTTTGATGATTGGCGTGACTGGGCTGAGCGGTTTGCTCAATCGCTGTCTTAATTGGAGTTACAAATGGATAAGCAACAGATTCTTGAAATTGCAAAACGCGACCCACGGTTTTCTAAAGCGATTTTGACGCTTGAAAATCAAATTGGGGACATGCCCATTACAAGCAAACAGCTTGATGAGTTGGTGCAGTTGCTTGAGTTCGCTCTAAATAACCCAGACAAGTACCCTCAGATTGTTGAGTCCGCAGTCAAAGATGACATGCTCGAAAAAGGCGACTTGCCTGAGCAGTTTGACCCTGTGGTGATCATCTCCTTGCTAGTTTTGCTGTATGGCATGCAAGAGCGCCTGAAGCAAAAAGGCTACGCAAGGGGTGGTCTGGCAGGTATGGGTAGGCATGGCGACACGATGATGGCGCACATCAACCCACGCGAGGCAGAGATGCTCAGGCGCATGGGTGGTGCAGGGACAATTAACCCACGGACAGGCTACCCTGAATACTTTAGCTTGAAGAAGTTTTTGGCGGTGGCGTTGCCGATTGCGTTGGACTTCATAGTCCCCGGGGCTGGTACGGCAATCGGCTCCGCAATGGGCTTCTCAGGCACGGCGGCTACCATGGTCGGCGGCGCTGTCATCGGCGGTGGTACTGCCGCCCTAACTGGTGGCGACCCCCTCAAAGGCGCTTTGCTTGGCGGTCTAGGTGGTGGTCTAGGCGAATACGCAGGCTCTGCCGCTAACAAAGCCTTTGACATGGGTTTAGGTACAACTGGTCAAAACTTGCTTGGCAACTCTTTGGTTGGCGGCATGTCTGGCATGGCATCAGGTCAAGGCTTTTTAAAGGGTGCGGCTACGGGTGCTTTGGGTACTTATGCTGGTCAAGCACTTGGCGATGTGACTGGCAACGCATCAGTTGCCGCAGGTGGTAAACAGTTTGGCAACATGGTTACCGCTGGCTACGATCCTAAATCAGCCATCATTGGTGGTGGTCTGGCAGGTCTTGCCACAAGCATGTCTCGCCCTGCTCAGCAGACTAGCAACCTTGGTATTAAGCCATCAGACGCTGTGCTTGAGGGTTTGAAGATGCCTAAAGGTGGCGACTACTCTTACAGTGGCGTGCCAGAAGCTGGTGTCGGTACAACTAATTTTATGACTGGCGCAACTGGGTACAAAGGCCCAGAGAACTTTGCTGTTGACTACTCCCTGACAAACCCAGCCGCCCCTGTTGCCCCACAAGGCTATGGCGCTCAAGATACTGGTTCAGGTATGACAGCGCCAGCACAGTCTCCTCTTGGTCAGCTTAAAACAGGCGCTCAAACAGGAGCCTCTAGCCCATTCACAATGAAGAACGCTTTAATTGGCGCTACTTTGTTAGGCAGTTTGAGCAGTGCTCCTCCTGATGTTAAGCAGGCTGTCAGCACAATGTCGCCTGAAAAGAAAGAATACTTTAACCGCCCATCTATTCAGTGGGACTGGACTCGCATGCAACGCGATGCCAATAACGCAGGTTTAGGTTTGAGCCAATATATGGCGCAAGCATGGCCCCAAATCACAGGTGGCGCTTATAATATAAATGTCCAGCGTCCTGCGGGTTTAGCACGAGGAGGAGCGCTTTCACAGATTGCGTACATGGCTCGTGGATCAGGCTCAGGTCGAGATGACACCATTGATGCCAAACTCTCTGATGGTGAATATGTGATGGATGCTGAAACAGTTGCACTTTTAGGGGATGGTTCCACAAAGGCTGGAGCCGAGCGCCTTGACGCTATGCGTAGCCAATTGCGCAGACAAAAGGGTCGTGAGCTTGCCAAAGGCAAATTCAGCCCTAATGCTAAATCACCTCTTGCATACCTGAAGGGAGCTATGTAATGGCTAGTCTTTTCCAAGGTTCGCCACAAACGGCGACTTCATACACTACCTCTTCCACTGAGACACCAAAGTGGATGCAGGATGCAATCTACAACCAAGTTCAGTGGGCTACCAATGTAGCTAACACACCTTACCAGCCTTACAGTTTGCCAACTGTGGCTGAGTTGTCGCCACTCCAACAGCAAGCCTACAAGCAAGTTCAGGGACAACAAGGTGCATACAAGCCTGATATGGACTATGCCACTTCAGGCATGAAAGGCTTCTCTACCAAGGGAACTGCGGCTGATTTGCAAACAGCGCAAAACCAATATTTGCGCCAAGGTTTGGTTGATCAGAACTTAAACGCAGGTCAAGGTTATTTCAATAAAGCAGGTCAGATGGACATGGTGGGTGCGTCAAACCCATTGTTAAATCAAGCCGCATCAATGGACATTGTGGGTTCGGCTCAGCCATACTTGTCTCAAGCTGGTCAGCAAAACATCATGGGTGCGGCTAATCCGTACATGCAACAGTCGAGTCAAACAACCGCTGAAGCATTGTCAGACAGGGCTTTAAACGCCGCTAACCCTTACTTGACTGCCGCCGCTAAAAGCGCCGCTTCAGGCATTGATCAGTACACTAACCCATACCAGCAAAGCGTCATGGATGTGATTGCCAAGCAAGGTGCTCGTAATTTGAGCGAGAACTTGTTGCCTGCTG